CAGAAGGCAATTAATAGCAAACGTCTGTCAGTGGGAATATAGATCTAGTGAATGTAGTTATTCAGGTTCTAATTATTGGGATGCACAAGATAATGAAGTCCCAACACTTGGTCAAGACCGCTGCGGAAAAAGACTCTCAAGTTGTAAGAAGAGATTTGGCAACAATGGAGAGTTACCTTTTGGTTCATTCCCTAGTGTAGGTTTAACAAGATGAATCTAAAAGATGAGATCAAAAGCGCTGCTTTAGCTCATGCTAAAGACGAATTTCCTAAAGAAAGTGTCGGTTTAGTTAGTATTATAAAAGGTCGTCAACGATATTTCCCTTGCACTAATCTCGCAGAAACACCAGACGAGCATTTTGTTTTAGGACCAGAAGAATACGCAGAAATAGAAGATAAAGGGGAGATCGTAGCAGTTATCCACTCGCATCCAAAGACAAACCATGAGCCAAGTCCTGCGGATCGAGTTGCTTGTGAAAAATCTGGATTACCTTGGCATGTTGTTAATCCGAATACTGAAAAATGGGGATATTGTGAGCCTTCGGGATTTGAACTTCCTTATGTTGGCAGAGAATTTGTTCATGGGATTGTCGATTGTTATTCCTTATGCAGAGATTTTTATAAAAAAGAATTTGGCTTAAATTTAAGAGATTACAACCGCAGGGACGAATGGTGGAACAAGGGTGAAAATATGTATTTAGATAATTTTAAAAATGAAGGATTTAATGAAATAGAAATAGATGATTTGCAATTCGGTGACGCCTTTTTAATGCAACTTGAATCACCAGTACCCAATCATGCAGGAATTTATATAGGGGAAAATTTAGTTTTACATCATGTGCAAGGTCGTCTATCAAGTCGTGATGTTTATAAGCTGGGGGGCTATTATCACAGAGCGACCTCTAAGGTTTTAAGACATGAAAGTCGTTAAGGTTTACGGAGCTTTAAAAAAAAGGCTAGGAGGAATTGGTCGCTTTGAATTTGAAGCACAAAACCCAGCCCAAGCGATTAAGGCTCTATGTTCAAATTTTCCTGGTCTAGAGAAGTGGTTAATTGATAGTGAAAAAGACGGAGTTGCTTATAAAGTCACAATCGGCAAAGAAGAAATTGGAGAATCAAATTTTAGTGTTTTAGGAATGCCTTGGAGTGAGAAAGATGTTTTTAAAATTGTTCCTGTAATGACAGGTTCAGGTAATGGAGGATTAGGATCTATTATTCTTGGAGCGGCATTAATAACGGCGGCAGTCGTCTTTGCACCTGCGGCAGCAGCAGGGGGCGGTTTCATGACAGCAGCGGCGGCAGGAACAACGATGGGCACAATTGGTATTGCGACACAAATAGCAGGAACGATTGGTATCAGTATGGTGTTAGGTGGAATATCGCAGATGATCTCACCAACTCCGCAAAACAGCCTTGGTTCAGGGAAAGAAGCCACTAAATTACAAAATTACAACTTCTCAGGGATTGTCAATACAAGTCAACAAGGTCTCCCAGTTCCTATAGCTTACGGGCGAGTTTTCTGCGGAAGTGCTGTAATTAGTTCAGGCTTAGATGTAGATCAAAAATGAGACAAATCCAAGGATCAGGCGGCGGTGGTTGTTTTGCAGGGCATACTCTTGTAAAAACTGGCGATGTAGAAAAAAGAATTGATGAAATAAAAGAAGGTGATTACGTTTGGAGTTTTGACGACCAAGGGCGAATCCATGAAAGCAAGGTTTTAAAAGTCCATAAACACGAAGACGAAAAAATAGTTGAATATAAATTGTGGGGAGGCATAAAGCTTTGCGCGACCCCTAACCATTGGGTTTTAAATCAATACAATGCCTTTGTTGAAATTGGTAGTCTTGGTTTTGATGATTGCTTAGTTAATACAGATGATCATTTATTACCAATAGTTGGAAAGAAAGAATTAGAAAATGGAACGGTTTATAACTTAACGGTTGAAGATCATCATACTTTTTTTGCTGGTGGTATTCGTGTCCATAATGCGGGATTAGGAATCGCAGGATCAGGAGGAGGAGGAGGAGGAAAAGGCGGAGGCGGAACTCATACGCCAACGGAAGCAGATGATACTCTCCAATCAAAGCAATTCGCTTCTGTATTGGACTTGCTTTGTGAAGGCCCCATTGAAGGTTTGGATGATGGAAATAAAAGTATTTATCTCAATGGAACACCAGTTACAAGCGCTAGCGGGAAAGACAACTTTAAAGGATATGAGATAATCACAAAAAAAGGAACACAAGATCAGGCTTATATCTCTGATATGGTCGGCGCTCAAAGTGAGAAGGTGGTTGGTGTTGCTGTCACAAAAGGAGTTTCAGTTACTCGAACAATTACAGATACGGATGTTGATCGAGTCAGAGTAACGATGAAAATACCGTCACTTCAAATCATAAAAAATAACGGAGACATAACAGGACACAAAGTCGAGTATGAAATCAAGGTTCAATACAATGGCGGTGGGTTTAACTCTGTCAAAAACGTAACAGTTAAAGGTAAGACAACAAATGCTTATCAAAGAGATCATATATTTAAACTAGATGGCGCTTTCCCTGTTGATATAAGGGTTAGAAGAGAAAGTCCTGACGATTCAAGTTCCAGAAAACAGAGTGCAACTATCTGGACAAGTTATACAGAAATAATTGACGAGAAATTGCGTTATCCAAATTCAGCTCTTTGTTATCTCAGGTTTGACGCAAAAAATTTCAATTCTATTCCAGCTAGAAAATACTTAATAAGAGGAACAAAAGTTGCAATTCCGCATAACGCAACAGTTGACACAAGCACTCATTTAGGACGCATCACTTATGCAGGAGTTTTTAACGGAACACTTGGAGCTGCTACTTGGACAAATGATCCCGCATGGTGCTTATATGATTTGCTAACTAATACTCGTTATGGGGCATCGATTCCCGCAAGCTCTCTTGATGTATATGACTTCTATACAATTAGCCAATATTGCAATGAGCTTGTAGATAATGGGAAAGGAGGCCAAGAGCCTAGGTTCTCACTAAATATTCTAATAAATTCAAGAGATGAGATTTACAATGTTATTCAGGAATTAACTTCAATATTTAGAGGAATTAGTTATTACTCAGCAGGTTCACTTGTTTTACTACAAGACAAACCTCAAGATAGTCAATACTTGATCGGACCAAGTAATGTAATAGATGGCAATTTTCTTTATAGCGGTACATCACAAAAGGCAAGGCATACAACCGCTGCCGTCGCATATCAAAGTTATGACAATTTAGGGGAAGTTGAGGTCGAGTATGTAGAAGATGCTGATGCAATATCGAAATATGGAGTGATTAACAAAGAGATCCGATCGGTAGGATGTTATTCACAAGGACAAGCTCATCGAATCGGTAAATGGCTTTTATTAAGTGAACAAAATTTAACTCAAACCGTTAGCTTTTCGATTTCACTTGAAAGCGGAATAATCTTAAGACCAGGGATGGTGATAGATGTAGCTGATCCCATGAGGGCGGGCACTCGAAGGTCTGGAAGATGTTCTTCAGGTTCAACAACTAGTCAAGTTATCCTTGATAGTTCTACTGATTTAGCTGTTGACCTTGGTAACAGCCCGACTATTTCCGTCTTGCTTTCTAATGGATTAGTTGAGACAAAAACAATTACAGAAATATCTGGAACAACAGTTTCAATTGACGGAACATTTTCTGTTGCCCCTGCGGCTCAAACTGTTTGGATGATCCAAACGACTGACGTTCAATCGCAGCAATATCGAGTAATGAGTCTTATTGAGAATGGAGACGGAACTTATTCCTGTACGGCTCTCGAATACAACAGCAGTATTTACGGATCTATAGAATCAGGGATCGATTTAACACAAAGAGATATCACTGATTTATCAACAGAACCAGACCCTGTTAGTTCTTTAAACTTTACCGAATTTTTATATGAAGATGGTCAAAGTGTATTTTCTGCTATCGATGTTTCTTGGATTAGTCCAGAACAAAGGGTTTCAGAATTTAGGCTTCAATACAAAATAGATGATGATAACTGGACTGAAGTTGTCACAACCTCGCCTTCTTATACGATAAGACAAACTAGGCCAGGAGAACTTTCAGTTCAGGTTCAGGCTTTTAACTATTTAGGAAAAGGAAGCACCTTTACAACAGGAACAACAACTTTATATGGAAAGACAGCACAACCCGCTAACGTCCAGAATTTAACTTTTGAAGCTATTAGTGCTAACTCAGGAAGATTACGCTGGGATCCTGCAACTGATTTAGATGTAAAAGTTGGTGGAAAAGTAGAAATTAGACACAGCTCAAAAACAGATGGCTCTGGCACTTGGGCTAATAGTGTCACTCTGATTCCTGCTAAATCGGGTGTCCAAACAGAGGCAATTATCCCACTTGTAGAAGGTGAGGTGCTTGCTCGATTCGTTGACGATTCGGGCATTGTTTCTGCTTCTTCTGCAAGTGTGCTGATTGACTTGCCAGATACATTAAATCAATTCCCAGTTATTACAGATAGACAAGATACTGATAGTCCACCATTCCAAGGGACTTTTTCAAATTGTCATTACAGCGATGGTGAAGATGCAATTGTTTTAGATGGAGAAACAATTGACGCTCAATCTGATTGGGATGCGATTATCAACTTCGATGTTATAGGAGATGTAGCAGCTTCAGGCACTTACACTTTTGACGACAAACTTGATTTAGGTGCTGTCTATTCTCTTGATTTAAAACGTCACTTATCAACCGTTGGATATCTTCCTGCTGACCTTCTCGATTCTAGATCAGCAGAAGTTGATACTTACGCCGATTGGGATGGAGAAGTTCAACATGTAGACGCAAAATTGTACATCAGAAAAACAGACAATGACCCAGCTTCGGGCGGTGCAAGTTGGTCGAATTGGCAAGAGTTCGTTAATGGAACATTCAAGGCAAGAGGATTTGAGTTCAAAACAACGATGACAAGTTCAGACGCAGACGAATCAATTAAAATTACTGAGCTTGGTTATTCAGCAACACTTCAAAGAAGAGTCGAGCAAAGTGATGGTGTTATTGCTTCAGGTGCAGGGTCTAAAACAATCACATTCTCGAAGCCGTTTTTTGTAGGAACCGCAGGTTTAGGTGGGGCAAATAGCAAGCTCCCAAGCATCGGGATTCAAGTTAATAATCTTGCGACAGGTGATTATATTGACGGGCCAACTGTTACAGCAAACAATTTTAGTTTCACCATAAGGAACAGCAGTGCGGCGGCTATTAATAAAAATTTCACATGGCAGGCCGTTGGATATGGGCTTGGAGCCTAAAAGCGTCTATTATTGAACCAGCTTAAGGAAAAATTTGGCTGAACACGACTATGTAATCTCGAACGGAACTGGCGCGGCCGTGAGAAGCGACATAAATAATGCGCTTGCTGCGATTGTTTCTAATAACAGTAAATCCAGTGATCCATCAAGTACGTTTGCATATCAATGGTATGTAGACACTGGAGACAACACCTTATACATCAGAAATGCAGCCAATAATGCTTGGGTTGCTGTCTCTGCTGTCGGTGGAATTGGTAATGCAAATTTAGGATTAGCAACAACAGCAGCTCCGACTTTTACAGGTGAAGTTGTTTTTAATAGTACAGGAGCTGTTCAGATTCCATCGGGGACTGATGCCCAGCGTCCAGGTAGCCCTACTAATGGAGATTTCCGTTACAACAGCGAACAGAATAAGTTCGAGGGTAGAGTTAATGGAGCCTGGTCAGATATTGGCGGAGGCGGAGGTGCGACTGGTGGAAACAGTGGAGCAAATGCTGTCTTTTGGGAGAACGAAAAAGCTGTGACCCATGATTACACTTTGACCGCAGCAAGGGGGGTTGGTAGCTTTGGAGAAATTACTATTAACTCAGGGAAAACAGTGACAATTCCTGCTGACAGTACTTGGACTATCGTTTAGACTCTCATCATGGCTATTACGTTAAACGGCACAACTGGGATAGCGTCTGTTGACGCTAGTGTTTCAGCTCCTTCTGTAAGGGGAACTGATGGCAACACTGGTATTAGTTACGGGGCTGACTCCATTAAATTCTCAACGGGTGGCGTTGAGAGATTAGCAATATCTAATACTGGAGTTACTGGAGCAGGTTTATTTACTAGTTATGCAATATTACGTCAAGAAGAAAATAACGATGTTGATGGTGGTAC